ACCTACTATATCGATCCTATCTTAGATAGTCTCGGTTCAGGAGGAGTCGCGTTTAACAATGCCCAGCACCTTTTGGGGCTGACTGCAGATGCTAACACGATTTGGCAACTAACGCCTTGGACATGGCTTATCGACTGGTTCGTGAACTTGGGGGATTGTATCTCCCTGTCCAATCGGATCCAAGATAAGTCTCTTGTGCTCAGGTATGGTTATCTTCTTCGCGAAAGCGAGGAAAAGACCACTCTGACTGTAGATCGCTTCACTGTTAAAAGTGGAGCGACTTACAGAGACATACGTACTGATTCCGTTATTAAGCGGAAGGTCCGTATACGAAGCACACCATATGGATTCGGCCTTAGTACTGGTAGCTTTAGTGCTACTCAGTGGGCCATCCTTGCCGCTCTGGGTTTTACCTCAGGCGACAGGCAACTCAGGTACCTCTAAAAAGGAGGATAGAAACCTGGGACTCGTCTGCACATAATGCAAGATGGGTGCAAGATCCTGATCTACAGATCGTAGATTAGTGTATTTAAACACTAGGAGAATCACATGGCTTTCGCCGACCCACAATCCATCACTATTTCCGGCGTTACCACTTCTCTTCCGAGAATTGGCAGCGGTATCGGTATCGGAGGATTCGCATCCTCTGATTCCGCTCTAGTTGTGGATGTCCGTCATGCGCCTTCGCGCACACGAACGTCTCGCACTATCGGGATTACGACTAAGAAGTACGTTGCAGATCCTCTGCGTCCGGCGGATAATGTGCCTGTTCAGGCAACGATCCGTCTCGTAGTGAATCAGCCAGTCCAGGGTTTCACCCCGGCTGACTTGCAAGCGGCGATTATCGGGTTTCTGAATAGCCTCACGGCTAGCAGTAATCTGAACATCACCAAACTTCTTGGTGGAGAGGCCTGATGTTTAGCGCAAGTGAACTTACGCTTGCTCTACTGTCAGGCTACCTCTTGGTGGTTGCAGTCGCTTTTGTGGCTGCACCGCGTGCGATCAAAAATCGCAAGCGTCACTAGAGGGTCGCTTTTGGCGAATGCCAGACCGGATACATTACCCCGAAAGGAATGTATGAAAAGCCTGGTAACTCTCCAAACAACGGTTCTCGCTGATGCGGGAGTCCGATGTGGCGTAAACACCCAGCACGATAGTAAAACTATCGTGTCTAGGACCGAAGCAGAGGGTATTTCGTTTTTAACGATTACCCTCCCCTCCTTCCTCGACGATCTTTACAGATCTCTCGATGAAGGAGGCGTGTCTCCTAACATGTTCCCATCCTTCAAAAAAGGTAAGGACATGCGAATTCCGATTTTCTTGTCGGGATTCATGGAACAAGTCTTCGATCCGAAGGGAGGACAGATACTGAACACAGGCGACAGTCGTAAGACTGCCCGAGCGATCCAATCGATAGCCCAGATAACTGGACTGTCGAAGAAGATCGAGCTACCTTGCACACCCCAAAGGGTGCAAAAGGCTTTTACTCGGTATGTTCAGAATGAATCTCATGTCCGTGAGTTTGATCGTTTACGAACTAATTCTCAAAAAGAATTGTTTCGGCGAACAAGCTCCATCCTGTTTCATCCTATTGTCTCTGGTGTGCGTTCAGCATACCTCGATAAGCGGATAAAACCAGGTCATGGACCAGGCTCAACAAGCGATCACCTTCTTGGAAATTCCAAGTGGAGTAGCTTGGCCTGGCCGGATCAGCTGGAAGAATACTTTTCCTTTGGAGAATACTTTCTTCCAAGCTGGAGAGCATATTTAGATAATGTGCTCGATTCCGGCAATGAGCTGCTTGGTACGGCCCAACCCGTTAAGGTTATAGCCGTACCTAAAACGCTGAAAACTCC